ACAAGCGCCCAAGACGAAGTTCTGGGCGACTCCGGTCATGGCGAAGGGAAACGTCGAGCAATGGGCTACGGCGCATGACGAGAACCTGCCCGCGCTCATAGCCAATCCTGATCCGCAGTTCCCCGGTCGCTTCCCCGAGCGTATGCCTGGAGCTGATGTGCCGATCGCGTTGCTCGAGCTGTCGGGCGCCGCTGCGCAGGACATTCGCGACGTTACTGGACTGCACGAGGCCAGCTTTGGCGAGGAGTCCGACGAGAAGTCTGGCATTGCCTTAGCCAGGAAGCAGAACCAGGCTCAGATCGTCACTTACAACTTCCCCGACAACATCGCGAAGGGGATCAAGCGGACGTGGGAGATCATGCTCGACCTGATCCCCGAGATTTACGACGCAGAGCGTGAGATGCGGATTCTTGGGGCTGACGGGGCTGAGGATTACGTCAAGGTCAACGAGCTAGTCCAAGGCCCTCCAGACGAGAACGGCTTGCCGACTACGGTCAGGGTCAACGATCTTTCCGCTGGTAAGTACGACGTTACCATCACGGTCGGCCCGAACTTCTCGACTCAGAGGCAGGAAGCCGCGGAGATCTACGGCGAGCTCGGAAACAAGAACCCGGCTTTGATGCAGGTCGCTGGTGACCTTGTGTTCAAGTCGATGGACCTGCCCTACGCCGACGAGATTGCGAAGCGGTGGCAGTCGATCCTGCCGCCACCGATTCAGAAGCAACTGGCCGAAGGCAAGGATCTTCCGCCCGAAGCTCAAGCTGCGATGGCTCAAGCCGAGCAGGCGATGGCGATGGTTCAGGAGCAGGGACAACTGGTTCAGGCCGCAGCTCAAGAGGTCGAGAATAACAAGGCCCAAGCGACAGCGGATAAGGCCGGCGTCGAGAAGGCGATCGCCAACCTCAAGACCGAAGAGGCGAGATTCAAGGAAATGATCGCCAATGCGAAGCTCGAGCTTCAGAAGCTCCAGACGGACATTGCTTTGCGAGAGGTCAAGCTCGACGCGAGAGAGCAGGCGTTCTCCAAGGAAGAGGGCGACGCTCAAGAGACGATCAAGTCCGGCGATAACGTCAAGGAAATGCTCAAGTCCCTAGACGCTCTCACGGCTCAGTTTATGGGCGTGACCTCGCAGGCTTTGGCCATTGCGGAGAAGCAAAAGCCGACTCCGCCACCGAAGGCCAAGCCGAAGGCGTTCAAGAGCCGCAGGAACGGGCAGCAGCTCATCGCAGAGATTGAATACGGAGACGGCGATACGACCGGCCTCCCGATTGCCATTATCTCTGGGCGCGATCCCAGTGGGGCAATGATCGGCATTCCGCAGTATTCCGAACCTAACCGGACCTAGTTAGGGCGCTTACCGGCGAGTCTCACCGGGCGATCCGAGAGGATTCTATGGAAGATCAGGCAAGTCCTGAGGGCGTTGCTACGCCCGATGTAATCGCACCCGAGGCACAAGCGACGGATGTCGCGCCACCGAAGGCTAGCGAAGCGGATTCATCCCCCGCCGCTGATCCGAGCGAAAAGTCGAGGCCGTCTGAGGACGGGCGAGACATTCGGATCAAAGAACTGACACGTCGGCTCAGAGAGGAAGAACGGCGCACACAACGGTTGATGCGATACGCGGAGGAAAGGAGCCAGCCGGCTCCCGCACCTCAAGCGCCGCAGCAGCCGGACAAGACGCTCAAAGACTTCAACTTCGATCAAGCAGCTTTTCTCCAATACGAGATCAGGCGAGCGGCTGACGAGGCCACGAAAGTGGCTGAGCAGAAAGCTGCCAAAGCTCGAGAAGAGGACCAGCAGCGATCGAGGCGTGAGGTTTGGGAAGAGCGGTTCGAGAAGTTCTCAGAGGACCATCCCGAGATTTTGGAGGGCTGGGACTCATTGCCCATCACTCAATCAATGGGCGCAGCGTTGGAAGGGAGCGAGATTGGACCGGACATCGGTCTGTATCTCAAGAACAACCGCGCTGTCGCGAAAGAGCTATCGAAGATGCATCCCTACGACGCGGCCCGAGAGATCGGACGCATCGAGGAGCGTTTGGTCAACGAGCGCAAGAAACTCACTGAGAAGCCTGTCAGCCAGGCCCCGCCTCCACCACCGAAGATCGACGCCTCGACAGCGTCGGAGCGTATCTCGACCACGTCGCCTGACAGCGACAAGTTGAGTGACGAGGAGTGGGTGAAGGCGGAACAGGCGCGCATACGGCGAAAGCAGCAGCGCGCAAAAACCGGTTAGCAAAGGAGGGCCATTTCGATGGCCAACACACTACTCACTATCAGTCAGATCACGCGGAAGTCCGCGATGATTCTGCACCAGAAGGCCAATTTTATTGGCAACATGCATCGTGGCTATGACGACGCTTACGCCAAGACTGGCGCAAAGATCGGCGACACGCTGCGCATTCGCCTTCCGAACCAATACGCGGTCCGCACCGGCATGACCATGTCGGCGCAGAACACGGTTGAGGAGAAGGTCGATCTGACGGTCAACAACGTCATGGGCGTGGATCTCAACTTCACGTCCGAGGACTTGGCGCTGTCTCTCGACGACTTCTCGGACCGGATTCTGGACCCGGCGTTGTCGGTTCTGGCTGCAAACCTCGAGTCGGCGGTCTACACGCTGCTGTACAAGAAGGTTTACAACCTCGTCAACGGCGACGGCGCGGCGCTGACGTTCACGCACATCGCCCAAGCCCGGCAGAAGCTCACGGAGAATCTCGCTCCGACGTCGCAGCGTTCGTGCATCCTGACGCCGACGCATACGACGAAGTTCGGCACGGATACGAAGGGCCTGTTCCACGACTCGGATAGCATTGTCGAGCAGTGGCGCGAGGGCTCGATCGGCCGGACCCAGGCGGCGACGTTCTACGAGAACACCGTTTTTGCCGATCACACGACTGGTACGGCAGTTTCCGGCGACACGCTTTACAACGTGTCGGCTGGTAGCCAAACCGGTTCGACGATCACGGTGGACACGGGGACGACCTCGTTCCTAGTCGGCGACGTCATCACGCTTGCGGGTTGCAACTCGGTTCATCCTGAGACGAAGGTCTCGACCGGGCAGCTCCAGCAGTTCGTGATTACGGCGAACTCGGGCACGTCGGCGACGACGCTCTCGATCTCCCCGGCGATCACGGTCTCTGGCGCGCGTCAAAACGTGTCGGCCTCTCCGACGAACGGTGGCGCGGTTTCCAAGATCGGCGCTGGCGCGTCGGAGCTCTTGAACGGCTCGTTGATGTTCCACAAGCACGCCTTCGCGTTTGCTACTGCGGACCTGCCCCTGCCGAAAGGCGAGGACATGGCCTCTCGCGCGGTGGTGGACGACATCAGCGTGTCAATCGTCCGCGGCTTCAACATTTCGGACCGCACCTTCCCGGCGCGGCTTGACGTGTTGTGGGGCGCGGCAGCGATTCGGCCGCAGTTGGCGACTCGCATTCACGCTGACGGCTAAGAGGAGTAACCAACATGGCAGCAGCACAACAAACTGGTATCAACCACGAAGACGGGATGAACATCGGCAAGGCTTCGACCTCTTTGGTCGGGTTCCACGGTGTTACCCCCGTAGACCAGGCGGCAGCGATCACGTCGGTTTCGACGTCCGCGGCTGTTTCGATCTGCGGTTCTTTCGGCTTCACCTCGACGCAAGCGAACGGGATCATCACGGCTCTCAATGCCGTGCTCGCCGCGCTGAACGAGAAAGGGCTTATCGCCTCTTGAAGCCGCGCTATCGGTGGCGTGCTGCGGTTCCGTATGAAGAGACGGAGCGGCACGCTGCACTAGCGAGAGAGATGGGCCTCCCGTTCGTCAGTGATGGCGAGCGGGGGGCTCTTTTGATGCTCGGAGGCGGGCACTCTGCCAAGGAAAAGGTGGAGGAGGTCAAAGCCTCTGGGGGTGACAAGTGGGCCATTGGCACTGCTTATCACTGGTGGAAAGCGCAAGGGGTGGACTGCACGTTTTTCAGTGCTCACGCCTCTCGAGCTGCGATTCCGAACGTTCAAGGCGTCGCCAGGGCTGTCGTTGCCTGTCAGACGCATCCAGACGTTTTGAAAGAGCTGGTCAAGACTGCCGACGTCACGCTGTTCGATCTGGTCGATGACGGCGGGGCTCGTTATACGACCAGCGTCACGTGTGTCCCCATGCTGGCCTGTCGCATGGGCTACAAGGAAGTGCATCTATACGGGTGCGACTCGTCTTACGGCGATCGGTCACACGTCAATTTTCACAACGACGATCCGTTGCTCATTCAGGTCACGGTGGACGGCGAGGAGTTCGTCACCGGGATCGAGTTCATGGGTCAAGCGGAGTTCATGTCGTGGCTCGTTCGTAACGCGCCCAAGGTCTACAAAAACCACAGCGGTGGATTGTTGGCGGCGATGGTGAGGAATTGGGACTACGACGTCACAAAGGTTTCGCAAGAGGTTCAGAACTGCATCATTCACGAGGAGACATCAAATGCCTAGCTACGGTGTATACAGCGACGCTCGAGTCGCAGAAGTTAATGTCGACAAGATCACGCACAACAGCGGCGGCACGCTTGGGTTCTTCGGCGTCACGCCTTCGGCGCAGACGGGCGCGATTACGTCGGTTTCGACGTCGGCCGCGCTTTCGATCTGCGGGTCGTTCGGGTTCACTTCCACGCAGGCTAACGGCCTGATTACGGCGGTGAACGCGATTCTCGCGGCTCTGAACGCTCGCGGGCTGATGGCGTGACGAATCTCGAGGTCATAGAGGTCTCGCTCAAGCTGTTGGGAGTCATTGGGCAGAGCGAGACGGCTTCTGATGAGCAGGGAGCTGGCGCGCTTGTCGCTCTCAATCAGATGCTCGAGCGTTGGGCTGCGGTCGACGGGATCGAGCTCGGGTACTTCGCGCAGACTTCCACGGCCGACGACTGCCCGATTCCCGCGTGGGCAGAGCAGGGCGTTCAGTCGAAGCTGGCCCAAAGGCTGACAGCCGACTATCCGTCTAACTCCGCTCCTGCGTGGGTGGCGAATGACGAGGAGAACGGCTATTCCTCGATCCTGCGCAAGTCGACCCATGAAAACATGAAGCCACAGGACATGCGGCACATGCCTTCTGGGTCTGGTCACTTGTCGGGTGACGACTACAACATCGCTACGGGCTCGTTCGTGTAGTCATGCGGCTCTCGCTGCCGATTCAAACGTATTCCCATAGGAGTACGCCGGCAAGCCCCACGAGGCTGCTAAATTGCTTCGTTGAGACGCTACCGGAGGACGCG